TTCAGCGAGGTCTTTAAACTGGTTTCCGTTCTGAATTGGAGTTTTGCTTGTTTTCCATCATCAGGAATAGATTGAAACGTTATTCTAGGGTTCAATACCTCATAATTGCTAATATTAGTCACTTCATTACCAAAAAGGAAATCCGTAACTCTGCTTAATTGAATAGAAACACGAACTGTTCCAGTTTTGCTAAATGCTACTGAATTATCAGTTGAATCAACGGCTACAAATCTATTCAAACAAAAAGTAGGTTTAATGCTAAAATCAGCTGGAGTGCTATAATCAGAATTACCAACTTTAGTTTTAAAACCTTTAAGCATCATCCCAGTATATAAATCACCAGGTGCTTTCAATTCACAAGAGTTATAAGAATTCATAGTATCATTTCTAGATTGAGTAGCATTCATTACCATAGCGTGCATTCTGGGGTATGACTGAATAGATTCAATTTGCCCTACATTCAAAACATTTGTAGTAATAGTATCTACTAAAGCATGCGCTCCAGTCATACAGTCAAAAGACATGCCTCCGCCTATATCACCAATAACTCTTAGCTGTCCTTGAAAGCGAACAGATGAACTTAGCATTTTACGACCATTAAAATTTAACTGGAAATCTAGTAGGTCAAGTGGAGCATAACTATTATTTGCTTTCACCAAATCAGTGTTAACACTGTGATTTATTACCGACATTTATAATATAAAAGAATATTTAATATTTTTATATTATTCATTTAATTAAATACTTATTTTACAATTGCTTAATAACAGATTTAAATACACAAAGTTTATCAACGCCTCCCCCAGTAGCAACAACATTCAAATCAACAATTTTTGTTCCCTGTGTAACAGGCAGTGGATTACACATATAAGGTCTTAGCGGTAATTCAGAATATCTAGATGTATTGCTGATAGCAAGTGCTGAAGGCGTATGTAATACTGCTGATTTAAGTCCTTCAGAATTATTAACTAGATACATTGAAATTCTGTCTAAATAAAGAGGAGTTGTTCGCTCAACTATTACATTTCTATCAGTAGCATCAACATTATTAACCCTCATTCTATATTCCTTAATTTCTTCTTTCTGAGTTAGTAAATCATTCTCATTTAGGGCAAAAACCATAATATTATAAGCAGAAGGTTCAACTATAAACTGCTCGGCAAAATTGGTAGCTCCATAGCCATTAGTTTCCTGTAGTGTATATGTAGTGAAAACCATTCCATCCATTTTAACAGGGTCAGTCTCTTGTAATACCATTTCAGCATAATCTACTGTAAAAGCCAACTCGCCAACGTCACGACCTGATATAACAATATTACTAAATACGTCTGTAGAGGCTGGTTGATTTTCAAAATCCCCAGCAAGAGTAATTTTCAAACGTCCAACATTATCAGGCACAAGAATATCGCTTCTTACATATTCAATTTCGCTAATAGTTGTATTATAACTAACGTCATAACCTGGTGCTCCAATGCTTGTAATCATATATCTTACATTAACAGGCATGCTAACCCAAAAAGGGCTGTCCGCTAAATCCTCATATTTAATTTTACTTGTAACTGTAAAAATCGGAGCAGTAACTCCGCTAATATCCACCATTTCTGTAAATAAATCATTACCAAAATCAGGACTAGGATTGAAACTAGTATCAGATGCTTTAAACAATTGAACTGGAACGAACCTTTCAGGGCAAATTTCTAAATGAACACGAGTATCACCCAAAAAATCAGTACTAATAGTAGCTGAACCCAAATTGAATAAATCACTCATAGGAATTTGAATAGGAGCTGTGAGAGGTCGGCTAGGGACATTACCTTCTCCTCTCATATCGACCCATATAGACTCTGTATGGTTAGTTCTTGTTTTATGTGGAAGAATTTGCTTATATAAAGTTCCATCGTTATCTTCAGTTGTATTATTAAGATAATGAAGATTTGTTCGCAAAACATCACTTCGTCTTACGTCTTCGAGCATGCCTTTATTAGCAGACTTAAGCTGACAATTACGAACAATCGCACTATTTGGAGCAGTCAGTTCGTGAGGAACACCATTATGTGTATAGACTAGTTTAAAATCAAATACTCCGTCTGAGGGTTCAACAGATTCACAATGAGACTGAAGATTTATATATGATTTTGACATATCAACACTCATTCCACTTGGAATAACAAAATCAATTAAATTTTGACGTGTATTAAATGGACCAGCTTGGACTGAATTAATTTTGACCTGTTTATCTACCATTTTATATATAAGTATTAGAATATAATATTTTAATATACTTTTTAGAAAAAATTAAAGATTTTTGTAGATATTATTTTATTTACATATTATAAATACAATATGCCTAAAAATCAATCAGAAATATTTGAAACTATTGAAGATGAAGAAGAAGAACAAAAAGAACAAGAGCAAGAGCAACCTAAAAAAACAACACTTAAGCAAAAAAAGCAAGTTAGCGCAGAACGCTTAGAACAATTAAAAGAACAACTAGCACGAGGTAGAGCTGTTCGTCTTGCTAAAAAAGAATTAATACAAAATGAAAAGAAATCAAATATTTCAAAAACTAAAGATGAAGTTGCTAAAACAGAACCGAAAGCAGAACCGAAATCAGAACCGAAACAAGTTATAGATTCAAGACCAGTTGCTAATCAATTATGGGGCGAAGAAATTGCTGAACTAAAAAATGAAATTAAATCTCTTAAATCACGATTAGATAAACCAATTGAGGTTAAACCCATTCAAAAAATAATATCACCAGTTCCTAAAAAGGACAATGTGGTTATTGCTAAAAATCCTGAAATGGCTAAAAAGGTTGCTGAATCTCCCCAAAAACCAAAACCATCAGCACCTATAAGTATTCCAAAACCTAAGCCGAATATTTATAATGCCTTTAAAATAGCTGTTTGGTAAATTTTCTTTATAATTATATATAGTAATAAATATATAATTATGTTAATTAATTTATTTCTTCTTATTATTAATTATGAATATTTGTTTTTCAGTTTTTTTCTTAGGTTTCTTATTTGGTGGGTTGGGTTGTAATAATTTCATCGTTAGGGGGTTTGATTCCATTATCTATTACTGTTAATTGAGATAATTTTTTTTCAATTAGTTTTAATCGCTTCCCTTCTAATATATTTTCACGGTTTGCAATGTATCGATCTTTAGACCGTTGAATAATTACTTCCTTATTTGCTTGATAATATTCTTCTTTTTTTTGTTTGCCTCCTCGTTCTTCATAATAACGTTTAGCAATTTGTTTAAATTTATCAGGGTTTTCTTTATAATAATTCTTTTTTTGCTTATTTGAAGTATTTTCCATTATATTATATATAAAGATAATATTTTCTTTCTAAATGTTATTTTTTTAGAAATATTTTTAATTAGTGGAGAGAAATTGCTTAAACTCTTTTCTTTGTATTTTGTTGTGATGCTTTTTCTGCTTTTAAAATTGCTTCTTCCATTAGTCTATTTTGCTCGTTAAATCTATTATAAAATATTTCTTTATCAATTCTCGTAGAACGCTTATGCTCTGCTATTTTATTTCTATTTATACACTTTAAACATTTCATATTTCGCATACAATGAATTACAATAGAATCATGTTCTTTTTTACTATTGACTGATATGATTAAATCATTTGCGTTGATTTCATACCATTCAATATCATCTGGTCTATTACATTCATCCGTTTTATGTGTATGACAAATTTCAAAAATATTTATTAGTTTATCACCTTCGAGCATTGCTACATCTGCCGATTTATTACTATTATTATGTTTAAATCTATGTTCTAATACTGCTTTTATATTATCATTATAATTAGTTTTTGATATTGTGCTTTCTATAGTGTCTTTGCATTGATTACAATCTCTGAAAAAAAATATATCGCTTTTATTATCTAAGAGGGATTTCATTACCAACTTACCCTCTTTATGAATTTGAGATTCGTTTGGTGACGTATAAAAATTACAAGGGCAATCTGATTTATTATGTGCGAAATGTGGATTCCGAATTTCGCCCTTCTTTAAAATCACATCTCTAGAACATTCAGGACACTTATAATTATTTTCCTTATTTGCAAAGCGAGGAATTTCTCGTTGATTTGTTTTTATGTTAATTGCTCCCATAAATAAATGTGTCATTTATATTATAACTATATTTTATTTTTCTTTTAAATAATGATTTTCTCTAAATATATATCAATTAATAGAGAGATTAATTAACTAATTCATTTTTAAATTGCTCTATTTTATTTTTAAGTTTTTCATCTTGTTTTCGTTTACGCCATTCTTTACTATATCTACGTTGTGTTTTATTTCGTTTATAACGCCATTCTTTGTCTTGAGACATTGTAGCATAATATGCATTATTATATTCATTTCGTTTTGCTACATATTCTGGATTAGTTTTTAATTTTGTCTCATAATATTTCTTTTGATATTTTCGTAATGATTCTGTTCTCTGAGACATTATTATAAATTATATAAGTTTATTTATATGATTTATTTAATATTTATTGACTGATAAATAATAGATGCTTTTTGGTTTTAAGGTGTTTTGCTTTATGAGGGATATCATAACTTCCTCCACATTCACACTGATTCTTTTTATGTAGTTTATCATAGTATTTAATGCGATAACGTTTAGATTCTTCACTAATTCTTTCTTTTATTCTTTGAATTCGTTGTTCTTCTGTTTCAATAGGGAGTTTAATAATTCTATTATTATTAACAATATCATCACAGCTCGAAGACATTTTATACTACATATATTAGGTAAGTTTTTTTTAAGTGTTTTTTTCACTTACTTTTAAGTTCGCATTAGGTTTTTAAAAAACTTAAAATAAATCGTCATTTTTGAGGGATTTGATGACGATGCCCAACCAACTCGTCATCTTTTTAACAACTCGTCATCAAGGTCGTCACCCTTCACACTTTTTACTTTTTTTTTATTTCCTTACCTTTATGGTCTTGTTTTTATTATTATTATTATTAGAAAAGTGTAAAAGGTGACAAGATGACGAGATGATGAGTTGTTTTGCTATTTTAATGGGAGGAAAAACCTTTTTTTTATTTTTATAAAATCCATAAAAATAAAAAAAATATAAAAAGAGTTTTTATACCACAGCAATATGGAAGCGGTCATCATCTCAACATCTCATCATTTTTATTTTGTTTTTATAATAATAATAATAAAAACAAGACCATAAAGGTAAGGAAATAAAAAAAAAGTAAAAAAGTTAAAGGATGACGACCTTGATGACGAGTTGTTAAAAAGATGATGAGTTCTATTTAATTTGAAAGGGATTATCAAATTCCTCATTTTTACAAATTATGTATCTGCGTCAAGTTCATAAATATTTTAGCTCCATATTTGGTATGCTTTTTAGTAATATGCGGATTATTTAACTGTTTTAACTGACAACCGAGTTTAATCGAATTAACTTCATAAACAAAATGATTTTTATCACGCCAACTAATAAAATCCTTAATTACAACAGATAGCAGAGCAGAATATATAACATCACCCCCTTCAATCAAGCAATTTTCAGGTAGATATTCCTCCCAGTCTTCTTTTGCATATCCAGATAATCCAAGCATTAAATCACTTGATTTTTCAATTACCCAGATTTCAATAGGATTCTCATTCATTTCTTTAAGATCATTTTGATATTCAGTAGAAGGCGGTGGAGGCAATTTAATAGGAGAATCAACTCCTTTAATATAGTCATAAAAAGTTCGTAAAATATTAATATCTTGTATTTTTTCATAGAACTCGTTGAAATATTCTGTATTACCAATTAATTCATCAGAACAACGAACCATAAATTTACGGCGGTCATCTTTCTTGGTTACAATCCCTCCATCTTTGTTATTCGTCATCATAAAGAACTTATGAAATGATTTGATAGAGAAAGGCGTCACCCCTTTATTATTGATAGTAATATTTGGGGCTGTGATGAGATTTTTAATAACTTCATTTGCTTTTGTTGTTAATGATTTACTTAATTCATCTAGGGCAATAAAATAAGAATTACACATAAGAGAATTGAAACTCCCCCAAATATCTCGGTCAGGTTGTGCGGTCGTCAATACTTTACTTTGACCGAGAATATTAGAAAGTAAGTCTATGAATGAGCCCTTACCAGCCCCCTCATTAGAAATAAATACAGGACAAGTTGATTTTTGTTCTGGATGATTTATTAAGTGTGCTAACCAAGTAATAAAATAATCATAAACTACCTCTTCACGATTACAAAGGACTTTAATATGATTCAGTAGAAATTCACACCCTTCTAGGTCTTTTTCATAATCATCTTCATACATTTCCATTACAAACGGATTCCATAAATTAAAAGTGTCTTCAGGGCAATCATATTCATTTGGATATACATCAGTATTTTCATAACGTCTAATATCAGGGCATTTAATCCAGGTTCTAATAAAAGATAATGGTTCATTTTTTACTGGGTCTATGCCATGCGACATGTGTTCGAAACTTTCTATAAGTTGGTTTTTGCTACGAGTAATAACAACTCGCTCTTTTGTTTTTATATTATGTGTAATCTCAAAATATACACCAAGCGATACAATTTTAAAATGTGTTTTTTCAAACTCTTCTTTCATAAGAGTAAATGTATCATTTCTATTTTTTATTTGCTCGTCTTTTAATTCTTTTTTTTGTATTTCAAGACGTTCTTTTATAGTCATATTTTCATTTGCTTGTGGAGTAGTAAATATAATATTGTAAAACTTATTCATAGGTTTAATTTCCCAGTCAATAGAAAAACCAATATCTTTATTTAGTTTATTAATAAGTGAAATAACTGCATCAATCCCTCCATATTGATCAACTCTACTTTTTAGAAGTTTAATGCCGTCAAATTCATAAGTAGCAATATAATGATTAGGAATATCACTTTTACATATAGAAGTATCACGGCATAAAGATTCCATAACATTCTCAACGATTCTCAATTCGTATTCTTGTAAATAAGTGGATAAGAATGCTCCAACAAGGTTATCCTCTCCCTTATTTTTTTTAACTTTTGTAATAGTTTTATATAATTCAGGGTTTAGTTTGATGAATGTAGAGGCAATAGTATTTACTTGTTGTCTATATTTCTTTACAATAACTGGTTCAGGGAAATCGGCAATCCCTTCATCTTTTAACCAACCATCAAAACCTCCAAAAAAAGATAATCTAATCATAAGTGATTTTACTTGGTCTCTCGAACAAGTATTATTAGATGCTGAAATAATATCAGCAATAATATTTTCACGATTTTCGCAGTATTCAGTAATAATCTCGCAATCAATTCCGTTGCTAACACATAATCCCTTCAATATTTCAGGTTGTGCGTTTTTAAGGTCAAAATCATAATAATTATCTTTAATTAATGTGTTGCGTGTTTTTTTGGCGAATGAAGTGAGACCTAGCGAACGAACAGGGAAAACTCGCCCCCATTTATGAGATGCCTTTTTATATTTTACAGAAAACCCACCAAGTTTTTTTTTATAGTTTAATAAATAAGAGGTTAATTGCTCTCGTTCATTCAAATAATTTTGTGATGCGAATTTTTGACTATAGTTAGTCAAATCCCATTTATCTTGTAAAAATATACTTTCGGTTAATTGTTTAACATAATGACAGGGTATTTGTTCTATAAATGTTTTATCCGCAATAAAAGAGGGTTTCAGAGATAGAGTTAATTCGATAGGGGGGGACATCTTATAATATAGATTAAGAAAAAAAACTTTAAGTTATTTAAATTTAAAAATATTTAAAAGAAAAAAACTTCTAAATATTTTGAATTAATAAAAAACGCCTAAATAATTCGTATTTTCTTTGTAAAATCTCTCCACTTAATAAAAATAAAATAGAAAAAGATAGATTAAAAGTATGTTTTAAGGATATAACTTAATGCTTGTTTAAAGGTCTTAAACTTCCATAAATACCAATAACTCCAAAATCCAGCAGTATCGACGCCAGTCTGAGTCCAATCTTCACGTTTTTCATGTCTTGCTATATACCGTTTTTTTCTTTCTTCGTCTAGGTGTCCATTTGTATAATTTTCAAACCCTTTTGCACCGAATTGAATTGTTTTACTTCGCTTTGTAGATAAGTTTTCTAATATGACTTTGAACTTTTTAGGGGAAGACTCTGGTAATGCTTCTATCTTTACAAATTTATATTTTTTCATATTATTTTTGGAATCCATTTCTATTATATAGAGAGAAATTAATCCAATTTTATTACTTCAAAATCTTTATTTAGATATCTTTCAGATGCTTTTCTGCCGTAATCTACTACAATAAATGAGTAGGGTTCTTCTGTTGCTTTTCTAAACATTTTGATAAAATCTTTTTTATTTGGTAGTATATTATGGTCGTCAATAAATAAATCTAATTGTTTTTGTGAAGATGAACCAGTGACAGCCCAAGTAGCATTTTCCCTCGCCACTGTAGGAATATCAGTATATTTTTGAGATGTTAAAATAATACTAATATTTAAATGTCTTCCATTACAAAATAATCGAGCAATTGAACCATTTTTTTTACTTTTCAATCCACCACCAAAAGAGCAATCATCAAGTATAATTAGTTTAGGTGATATTTCGCCCTCTTCATCAAGTTCTTCCTTACCTTCTTCTTCAAGATGTTCGTATAAAGCATCAATAACTTCATTTGAATATTCACTAAATACATTTTCGTCTGGGATATCTAACTCTTCAATAATCACTTTGAATTTTTTATCAAGGTCTTTCGATGGATTTACTATATAGATATTCTCAGGTTCAAACATAGAGCGATATCCGTGTTCTTTTAAAAGAAGATTACCGATTAGATTGCTTTTACCCATACCAATCTGTGATTTGGAAATGATTAATCCCTTCATAGGCAAACTAAATAAATAAGGATGTGATTTTTTGATTTTATCAAAATCATCGCGCATTTTAGAAACTTCAAATTTATCCGATTTCATTTTATAATAATATATAATTATATTATAAATGGAGAATTTTCAATCTTATAGTGAATTATTACAATCCGCTTATTCAGATTTACAAGAAGAAACGAATGTTAGTCAAGAGGCAGTTCAAGAAGGAGAACAAAAAAAAGAAATGATACAGGGCATTTTATCTCCATTTGAAGCCGAAGGCTTACGAGAAGGTATTGGCGGTATTATTTCACAGTTCAAAACAAAAGCAATTGAAACAGCTAAAAAACTAGGACAAGATGCACTAGATAAAGCCAAACAAATAGCCACCGATAAATTAACCCAAGTTAAGACACAAGCTGAAACATCATTTAATGACCTAAAACAGCAAGGATTGGATAAATTTGAAGATTTACAAACTCAAGCACAGAGTAAATTAGGTGACCTTCAAAGTCAAGCAGAAGATTTACAATCTCAGGCACAGAGTAAATTAGGTGACCTTCAAAGTCAAGCAGAAGATTTACAATCTCAGGCACAGAGTAAATTAGGTGACCTTCAAAGTCAAGCAGAAGATTTACAATCTCAGGCACAAAGTAAATTAGGTGACCTTCAAAGTCAAGCAGAAGATTTACAATCTCAGGCACAGAGCAAATTAGGTGACCTTCAAAGTCAAGCAGAATCGCAAATTGATAATATACAAACACAAGCAGAGCAACTAAAAACACAAGCACAAACTCAAGCAGAAGATGCTCTTGGAAGTCAAGAGAATTTAGCAGAACAAGGAGCAAAAGAAGATACTTATAATGATGATTTAGAAAATGATTATTCAAATCAAATAGACGAAGATAATTTTATAAAAGTAGGTGGTGAAGGAGATGTTGAATTATCTGATTTTACAAGTGATATTCCTCAATCAGCAGAACAAGCTACAGAAGATTCTACCGCAGATATTGGCGAAAATGTTACCGAAAATGTAACAGCAGATGTTGGCGAAGAGGTAGGCGAAGACGTTGCCGAAACAGCATTGGACATAGACCCCATTACAGCCGTTGTTGGCCTAGCTATAGGAATAGGAAGTATGTTATTTGGAAATCTGTTTGATTCACATACTACACCTCCTCCGCAAGTTCAATTTAACGTAGCATCTCAATTAGGCGTGTTTTAAATAATTTTATCTTTGTATATATTAGTATATAAAAAATGAATGTATTAGAATTATTTAAAAATAATTCATATTTTGGTAATTATATTAAATGTGATTTACGAAATCATCTAATAACGCAAGATAATAATATAAATTCTACTTATAAAACAGATATAAAAACATTTAATAGAGAGATTGTCTTAAATAATAAATATCCAAATGATTATTTTGATTTAATAGTAGCATATCCAAATGAAACAACACCAGAAAGCGAGTTGGAAATCCTTTTTGAAATAATTGAGTATTATAAAATAGGAAATCCAAAATTAAAATATATTCTTTTGCGATGTATTTCTCTCCACAAATATATTTTAAAACATAAAAAAGAGTATTATAATAATAAAATATTTGATTCTTGTAGGTATGGCGTTGATTACAATAATGAAATTACTTTATTTACAAATATAAATATTGAACCCAAAAGATGCATGGATTCTTGTGAATCTATTATTAAAGATAAGTATTTGAGTTATAGCGAACACAAAGGTAAAATCATTCCAAATAAAATAAGCATTCCACCACAATTAATTTATGATATTTTAAGACATTTATAATACTTTTTTATTATATCTTATTATTATATAATATAAAATGTCGTCTATATCTTCATTACAATTGAAAACACCAGTAAATGGAGGGGTAACATTTATTAGCCAACCGACAGACCTACTAAGATATAATTCTCTTTCATATTCAGCATTTTATACACACGCTTCGCTTTTGATATGTAATTTAACTGTATATTTTAGCAATAGTCCTGATACTGATTTTAAACTATATGATACAATTACTTTAGATAATGAACTTCGTAGCACGGGTAATTTATTAATTCCTTCTCGCTATATTCAATTTCGTGTTGAAAATCCAGCACCTGATGCTATGGAAAATATTGATATTGTTTTTACAGCACATAAACAAGCGACGAGTAATATTGATGTTAATA